GCTCGCACTATGAAATGGCATCCATCGCAAATCGGTAAGCTGATGACCAATGGCAGAGCCAAGGACAGCATCGGAGAAACAGCCAAGAGCTACATCAAGCAGTGTGCAAAGGAGGACTTCTACAACTACACCACAGAACTCAACAACAAATACATCTGGAAGGGTAGAGAGCAAGAGCTGGAGTCCATCAACCTCATCAACTCGGTGAGATTTACTGACTATATCAAGAATGAAGTGACCATAGAGAATGACTATCTCATTGGCACCGCTGATATCATCAGTGAGCAGAAGGTCATCGATGTCAAAACATCGTGGTCCCTGGACACATTCCCGGCACTTATTGAGGATGCTGTCAACCCACTCTATGAATGGCAGCTCAGAGCTTACATGATGCTCTATGATAAGCCAACAGCCGAGCTCATCTACTGCATGGTGACTACCTGGGATGAATTCCTCAACGAATACGAGAATCTCCAGCTGCACAGAGTCGACCATATCAATCCTGAGAAGCGAATCACAGCTCTCTGGTACGACAGAGATGAAGATATTGAGGCAAAAATGGTTGCTCGCCTTAAAGAAGCATCCGAATTATATCATGAGTATTATGAACAATTAAACAACAAGTAAAATGGAAGAGCTAAAAGCAAAAGGCACCATTCACCTCATCGGTGATGCCAGACAAGTGAGTGAGAAGATGAACATCAGAGAGTTTGTGCTCTCAATCGGTGACAAGTATCCGCAGCTGGTACAATTTCAAGCAGTCAATGAGCGAGTGAAGTTTCTGGATGGAGCCAAAGTCGGTCAAGAATGTGAGGTCAAGTTCGACTTGAGAGGTCGTGAGTACAATGGCAAGTATTATGTCAGCCTTAATGCTTGGGATATCCGCATCGATGCAGCAGCACCATCAAAACCAATCTCAGATGAAATCGATGACGATTTACCTTTCTGATGGCGAGAACATTCGGGACTTCATCTACAAAGAGTTGAGGTCCCGACTCTCAAGCCGATACAAGATGACTCACTTGGCTGAAGATATGAACCTCAATTACTATACCGTAAACCGATTTATGAGAGGCAATGGGGTGGGTGATGAGTTCTATATCCAAGCATTCAACTTTTTGATGAAATGAGATACTTCATCGGATATGTCGGCACCAGGAATGAAGGACTTGACAATATCATAAAGCGATTGGAGGACCTCTTGAATGAACTCAAGGGGTGCTCTTATTGCATAGTTTTAACCGTATCGGATGAAGTTCACATCTCCGAAGTAACACCAGAGGAATTCTATGAGCAAACAGCAGCACTTAACTGACCCAATTGTACTCAAGGTACTGGCAAAGTATTCTGAGCGCAGCCAGCTCGGCATCCAGAAATATGGGCGCACTTTAGATCGTGATGACCTCAACCTCACCGATTGGTTGAATCATCTCCAGGAGGAGTTGATGGACGCAACGCTGTATATTGAGAAGCTGAAGAGTGAAGTAAACCAATTAAGGCAAAAAATTATCCAAACTGAACCACCAAAATTTATCTTTAAACCAGAACAATGAAAATAGAAATCACACACTACGGCCATAAGGCATCGTATGAATTTGACCACGAAGACGTAACTTTAGAAGACTTGCTTTATCATCTCGATAAGTTAATCAAGCTCACTGGCTATACATTCGATGGGAGTTTAGAAATCGTAAACGAAGAACAATGAGACCAGATAAAGAATACTGCGCAGCACTCGCCACGATGATACTCGTGACCACAGTGGCTATCATATTGATTTTTAAAGTTATCTTTGCCCTATGGAACTGATACTATCATACCTGGCACTCGGGTGGCTCATCGCCAACTTCGAGCCTCTGCACTGGGTCATCGACCTACTATTCATGAAGGTGATTCCAAGCTCCAAGCTCGGTGATTACATTCATGCTGGCTTTGGTTGCTGGAAGTGTACGTCATTTTGGACTGCATTGGCACTCTCAGGCAATATATATACGGCAGCAATCACAGCGATGGGTGCCTACATCATAAGCGAATGGATAGAGAGCAAATAGATATCATCACAGCAGTCAGGGAAATGCCCGAAACAGAGCGATACAGCAAGAAAACGCTGAACGTTCTCAAGCGAATCAAGGTCGCAGAGACCGGACAGCCTGATCGTGAATGCTTCTGCTCCCAACTGAGACGCAAGATTTGGTACAAGGAATTCATCAACTGGTATGAAGGCAACTCTTGACCGCTACATATCGTCTCACTATGAGGAGCTGTACCGATACACCAGGTACTTCTGCTCCAAGTACAATCCGAAACTCACAATCGATACGGTCATCTCCAACGCATATCTGCACTGCATCGAAATCAATGACAATACAGAGGATGTCGGGAAGGTCAAGAGCTATATACTGAATTCAATCAAGCGTCAAGTCATTTGGAAAAATGTCGACAGCTACAAGGATGAGAGAATCCTGGCATCAGAAATCGCAGTTCCTGACACTTTCGATGATGGGGAGGACCTCAACTACAAAATCGCAATCGAGCAGCAATACCAGGGGTGGAAGTCATCGGTGGACATATATCGAGATGGGCTCACAGACAACGTCAAGATTGCAGTGGCCAAGGCTTACTTCGATAAGAACTTCACGACTGCACGATCTATGGCCGAGTACTTCAACATCCCAGTGACATCAGCACACTACCTCATCGCAGACATAAAAACAACACTCAAAATCATACACAATGAAGATAAAAAGTGAATACAAGGGGATGACCCTGATGAAAAACACAGCTCTCGGAAACATAACCGTGGTTGTTGACAATATAGATATGAATAAATATGACTACTATGTGAGCATAGGATTCGCATATCTATTTGAGAAGGAGACAGCGACCGCACCAATCCGATATGAAGGTATCGAGGCAGATGAGCAGACTGAAGCTCCAGTAGTAGTTAAACCAAAAACAAAACGTAAACGAGCAAATGCCAAAACCGACACCATCTGAATCAAAGGATGACTTCCTGACTCGCTGCATGGGCGATGAAGAGGCACTCAAGGACTTTCCTGAGAATGACCAGCGATATGCTGTGTGCAATTCCATGTGGGAAGAGTCAAAAATGACAGCACTATCAAAGTACATGGAAGCATTCGCAGAGGATAGCTACTCCGATTATCCCGACAGCGTGAGAAACAACGCACGCAGAGGCATCGAACTCAACAAAGAGCTCGGTAACAAGTGCGCCACACAAGTCGGTAAGGTCAGAGGACAGCAGCTCGCAAATCAAGAGCCAATATCTGTGGATACAATCAAAAGGATGTATTCATACCTATCGAGAGCAGAGGTCTACTATGACAACGCTGCACCTGAGGACTGCGGATACGTTTCATTCCTTCTGTGGGGTGGCAAAACGGGCAAGGATTGGGCAGAAAGTAAACTTAAAGGCTTAGGAATAATATGAGACCAAAACACATCGAAACACCTGAGGATATGTGGCAACTATTTGTCGAATATCGAACATGGTGTAAAAACAATCCGAGATATCAATATCAGCTATCCAACAAAACTGGAGAGGCTGTGCCATTGCCACTCGAGAGACCACTTACCGTGGTGGGATTCAGAGCATTCGCAGCTGATAAGCACAAGAGTATCGAAGATTACTTCGCAAACACTGATGGGAGATATTCAGCATATACCACAATCTGTCGCACGATAGAGGCAAACATCAAGCAAGACCAAATCGAGGGAGGCATGGCCGGGCAGTACAACCCATCCATCACTCAGCGACTGAATGGTCTCACTGAAAAGACTGACATCACTTCTGGAGGGCAGAGCATCTCCGAGGTGAAGGTGAATATAATTAAACCCACTGAATAGTATTATTACTATCTTTGGAGAAATTGGCTGTATAAGAGAAAAACTTGTACGGCATCCCTATTGCCTAAACTTGAGCTATGGCTGAAATCACAATCGACAGCACTGTCATCTTCGAGAAAAACTTCACAGCCCTGGCAGACCCGAGCATCAGGTTCATCATCAATGAGGGTGGCAGCCGCTCCAGCAAGACCTACTCGCTCTGCCAAATGATCGTGGTGTACTGCTTGCAGAATCCTGGCAAGGTGGTCAGCATCGTGCGCAAGACCTTCCCAGCTCTCAGGGCAACGGTGATGCGTGACTTCTTTGAAATCATGAAGGAGATGGGCATCTATGAGGTCACGAGCCACAACAAGTCAGAGCACATCTACACCTTCCCGAATGGAAGCATCGTGGAGTTTTTCAGCGTGGATGATGAGCAGAAGATTCGAGGCCGCAAGCGTGACCTTGGTTGGTGCAATGAGGCCAATGAGCTATGGTTCGAAGATTTTCAGCAGCTCAACATGAGGACCGAGACCAAGCTCATCTTTGACTACAATCCGAGTGAGTCAGCATCCTGGTTGTATGAGCTGCCGATGGAGGAGAGCATCATCATCAAGTCGACGTACAAAGACAACCCCTTTCTCCCCGAAAGCATCAAGCGACAGATTGAGGACCTCAAGCGCACCGATGAGTCGCTGTATCAAATCTATGCACTCGGTGAGAAAGCCATCAGCAAGAGCAACATCTACTCCAACTGGACATTCGTGAAGCATCGCCCGGCACGCTTTGTCAACTTTGTGTATGGCCTTGACTTTGGATACAATCACCCGACTGCCCTGATGAGGGTCTACTATTGCGACAATGACATATACATCGAGCCGGTCATATACGAGAGCTACCTGACCACCACCAACCTCATCGACAAGATTGGCAACCTGGGCATCGAGAAGCACGTCACCATCGTGGCTGACTACGCACGGCCCGAGATTATTGCCGAGATGAACAACGCTGGCTATGATGTGCAGAACGCAAACAAGGTAGTCAAGAAGGGCATCGACAACATCAAGACGTTTGGAGTGGTCTGCGAGGATGAGCCAAGACTCAAGAAAGAATACGAGAACTACAAGTGGAAAAAGGTCGGCGACCAAATCATGGATGAGCCCGTGAAGCTATACGATGATGCCATGGATGCCATCCGCTACGCTGCCACGCACATTCGCCAGGAGTACTATACAGATGACTCATACTTCGCCTTCTAAACATTTGGCTGACAATTTGCAATATAGGTATGGCATTTAGAACTCAGAAGATATCCCAGATGACTCCGAAGGGAGCCGACCTGGAAGCAACCGACCTCATCGAGGTATCCACGCTGGAGAGTGGAAGCTACGTCACACGATCAATTACGGGTCAGGAACTCATCGATGCGATACCACCGACTGCGATTGAATGGGGTGACATTGGCGGCACGTTGTCAGCACAGACCGATTTGAACACGGCATTGAATGCAAAAGTCCCTACGTCTCGCACGCTAACAATCAACGGCGTAACTCAGGACCTTTCAGCGGACAGAACGTACACCATAGCAACGGGCTTAACAGTAGGCACTACACCGATTGCATCGGGGGTAGCTGGACGTGTATTGTTTGAAGGTACGGGGAATGTGCTTCAGGAAAGTGCTAACTTGTTTTGGGATAACACGAATGTCCGTCTTGGGATAGGTACTTCAACTGCTCCAAGTGGTTCGGTGTATATTGATAATTCGGGTAACGATATAAAACAACATTT